ATGGCAAACGGCACAGTACGAAGATTCGTTTTCACGCTTAACAACTACACTGAGGCCGATTATAATACAATTGTGAGCTTCATCAATACTAAGTGCAAATATGGCATCGTTGGAAAGGAAGTCGGTGAGAAAACCGGAACCTCTCATCTACAAGGATTTTGCAACCTTGACAAACCAATGCGCTTTGGAACCATCAAAAAGTCTCTGCATAACTCAATCCATATTGAGAAGGCAGCTGGATCCGACGAGGACAACCAAAAATACTGTAGCAAGGCAGGCGACTTCTTTGAAAAGGGCAGTCCATGTAGGCAGGGGGCTAGAACAGACTTGGCATCCCTGGTCGACGGAATCAAGAATGGGGCCAACACCATACAAAAAGTGGCAACTGAATTCCCTACCTGTTTCATCAAATATCATCGTGGAATCAGTGAGTACCTTAAAATCGCTTACCCTATCACCCCGAGAAATGAGAAAACTTGGGTGTACTATTACTGGGGACCGACTGGTTCTGGAAAATCAAGACGAGCGCTTAAAGAAGCTCAGGACATCAATGCAGACAGTATATACTACAAGCCGCGTGGTCTCTGGTGGGACGGTTATCATCAGCAAGAGAACGTCATTATTGACGACTTCTATGGATGGATAAAATACGATGAACTTTTAAAAATAACGGACAGATATCCATACAAAGTACAAGTTAAAGGAGGATTCGAAGAATTTACAAGCAAACGAATATGGATTACATCAGAAAAGGACACCTGCGACCTATACAAATACGAGGGATACAACGCAGCATCATTAGAGAGAAGAATAACTTGTAAAATCAATATTGTATACGAATAACTTTATTCAAATAAAAGACCTTTGATTCTTATATCTAACATATAAATCTTGTACAATAGTAAAAAATGATTGCGATCCCGTTGCGACTCCTGTAGCCTCAAATACAACAAATCCTGTATATAAATTAGGTAATGTAGCTGTTGTAGAAATTTCAAATTCTGGTCTCCAATCAGTTCGTATAGTTTGATTTCCTCCTGTTGCATCTGCATCTAAACGTGCTGCGGGGACGAAAGACATCCTCCCGACGTGGGTCTGACGATATATCTTCGCTTTATCAATCGATATCGCATTGACGAAAGTAACCGGCGACGTCGGCGGCGGTTTATGATATGGTATGAGCGCATAATTGGCGACACGACTTGTTGAAGTATTCGACACATTCTGCTGGGGGAAGTACTCTAACCACCTGACGATAGACTTTAACTCTCTCAAAGTTCGGACCCAAATTAATATGCTCCGCAAAATCATTTAATGCTACACTCAAATTTATATTTAAGTCCGTCAATGGGCTAGCGGTCACAACAATAGTCTTAGTCAACTTTACATATAACGTTGGCGTCTTCCAGACGCGTGACCTTGCACGGCGGACACGTTTAAACCGGTTCCGTCTATATATAACTCGCCGGCGGCGGAACCGGTTCGCCCGTCTGTACTTTCTCATGGTCACTCACGCACTGAAAAATATATTCCCCTTCCCTATGACGAGAGACAGAACTGCCTTGAGCTGTCGCTCCCTCAGCTCGCCCCCCCCACCCCCCCCCCTCCGCTTCGCTCCGGGGGAGGGGGTGAGGCGCCGCTGCGGCGCTCTTGTTGCCGTGTTGCAAAGTTTTGACTTTCACTTACCAGGTGGCGCTGGCGTTGTGTTACGAGGTGTGTTACGAAGTGGCGGGTAATACTATCCGCCACTTCGTTGCGCC